CTTATGTCTAGCTAGGGTGCTCAGGAAGGCAGTTTTGCCTCCCATGCTCCTCGTACTTTCTAGGCACGAGGTAGGTCCGACAGAAACCTTGCCGGACTTACCGTCAACCCTTTTTCAAGGAGCGGCGTGTCTTCGGGTATAACCTCGAAGGCCCTACCTATCATGTACATGGCAGGGTCCACACAGACAACTCTGTGTGGTATGGACGTGTTCCACGCGTCCAGCTTTCGCCTTATCAAAAGCGATAGTCGTTGGTCGCGAGTTACTACTCCGACCTCCGTCTTATCTGCCCAATCACGTGGTAACACGTGTAGCAGGTAAGAGTCAGACTCCATAAACAAATTGAGTCTGTTCACTACCCTATTAGGGAGTGGTTTATCTTCTCTTATTAGAGAGATAAGATCTGGAAGGGATTCAGTGAGCAGATCACTGTTGTCCCTTAGCCAGTCCTCAAAGTAACCTTTGAGTTGTGTCTTCTCTGGAACGTGGGAAGACCAGTCGAACCCCAAATTCATGGGGTTCAACATTGGGATCTTAGTCTTATCGACTACATAACCCCAATCATTCTGGAATTTGAATCCAGGATTGGACCATGTCTGCATAAACAGATCATAGTCTAGGTGAGGATCATCTGTCCTCCCCTCGCTGAACTTCTTTTCTATAGAGAAGATCGGCTCTACGGGATCCTGACCCCGTAGTAGGGACTGGTAATACAGTCCCTTGGCAATCTCGAAGAATACGGATTGCGGATCACTGAACATATCAATTTTCAGTGAATTGATCAAAGTCCTTTGGTTTTGATCACGTGGAGTCACTACCGCCTCAGGCGGTAAAAGTGCCTTCATGCCTTCCAATTTTGGAAGGTAGAGGTGGTGCTTATGAACCACCTTATCCGTCCGGTTTGACCGAACGAACTTGTAGCCAAATCTGCCATTGAGCAGGGCTGACAGCCGGTACTTAGTTTCCCGGGGGTTACGTGATTTGTTTTCAATCACACGTAACATGTGCTTACCGTCCATTGGGTAGGCACCATCACCACCAATCTCTATTGGCGTGTACGGACTTATACAGTCCGGTTCTTGCGGCACTAGTATGTGCTGTAAGAGAGCTGCTTGGTCGAAAAACCGCTTAGCTCGTGGGTTGCTATTAGCGACCCACCTAGTCTCCTTACCCAGGAGACTGAACCTTCCTATGTTAGTCATAGAATAGGCATCCACCTCACTTGGCTGAGGTAGCAGCAACCTTATCCTTGGGTAATCCAAGTAGAAAAGGTCGTGACCCCTCCTCATTTGTACGTGAGGGGTATCGTGCACCGATTGTGGCACGAGGCTTCCTTCTTCGCAGTAGAAGGCCATCCGAGATGACACAAAAGTGTCTAGCTCGGATACTTTGAATATTTCATTCAAAGTGGAGATATGCTTATGCAATTTCTCCGGATCGTTCCCAAGAGCGATCTCGTCGTCGCCTACGAGGGTATATACCCTTAGGCCCGATTTCTCGCAACAGTATTGATGTGCGAGAGTGAGTATGACCTTTGTCATCATATCACCCATCATCCAGCCACGCTGCATGACGACCAACTGGTATCCCAGTTGTGACGGAACAAACGCAAACCGTTTTCCGCAGTACTTGCTCTTAGCGAGCAGTGCTAAACCCAGAGGGAACTCCGGGTTCTCAGCCCTCTCAATAAGGCTGTGCCAGATTTGTCTCGCAACATCTTTGTTGCCATAATCTGTAGCTTCCGACAAATCTGTCGAAAGTGCATAAACAGTGTTATTGTTTATGAGCTCTCCCCATTCTGTATTTTGTGGGTTGAGCACATCTGTGAGAAATCTCCACAAATGTCGGTCCGCTTTTAAGCCGGACTTAATCTGCCGTGAAGTTAATGACGGCTGAAAGATGTGAGCGAACACTCCCATCAGCACCTGATAAGCGTAAGGTGCCACGGTGATTGTACGAGCCTTTGAAGGCTCAGCAACCCCATGCAACCTGACACATGAAGTGTAGGTTGGGTGGTGCAATAGTTGATATATTGCCCAATGAACCAGGTCTTTAGCAGACCTGACTGGACGCGGCGCCACAGGCGTCGCCTCTAGAGTGCGAAAATCGTACTCCGCCCTGACTGACTTATGTCTAGCTAGGGTGCTCAGGAAGGCAGTTTTGCCTCCCATGCTCCTCGTACTTTCTAGGCACGAGGTAGGTCCGACAGAAACCTTGCCGGACTTACCGTCAACCCTTTTGCAGGGTTCGGTGATCTTGCCTAATATGGCAGGATTTAGTTTCACGGCCTGACCCGGCTGTGTAACTGTAGCTATGAACTTCTCATAGCTAATGTCGATCATTTTCTGATCGGCCATACCTGTAGCTCTGGTCTGACACCAGAGCAATACAAATCGCCCCAGATCACTGGGGTCCTCAATGGGAAACCCATTGAGCGCCGTGCGTGCTGCACGGAGGTACGGGATCATAAATCCCGGACACTCCACATGATTCAAAGATCTGGAAGGGATTCAGTGAGCAGATCACTGTTGTCCCTTAGCCAGTCCTCAAAGTAACCTTTGAG